ATACAGTTAGAAAAGCTAGTGAGTTATATTTAAAACATAACAACCATCATAAAGCAACTTACGAACATAAAGATAGAGTATCAGGAGTTCTAACAGTTGAATCGTGGATTAAGGAAGGGGATAATGATAAGTCAAAAATGTTTGGCTACGACTTGCCTAATGGCACTTGGTTCGTTAAAATGAAGATTGAGAATGATGACTTATGGAATAAGATAAAAGAAGGAGAGCTTAAAGGATTATCAATTGAGGGGTATTTTGCTAATAAATTTGAACAAATGCAAAAGAAAGAATTTACAACAGAAGAAGTAAGAACTGCATTAAAAGAATTGTTAAGTAAAAAAAAAAGCATAAAAGTTGAGTTAAGTGTTTTTTCTAAGAATTTAGCAGGGTTAAAACAAGTCATAGCAGACACAAAAAATATTACCCTAATGGCTAATTTGACTTTTGAGCAAATGGAAAATTATGCTAGGGAGTATGGCTCAATAATACAAGGCATAAGAAAACAGAAAAAAGAAATACAAAATTGGTTCAAAGGAAGTAGAGGTTTTTTAGAGAAAGTAGAAACTCAAGTAAAAGAATTAGGAGTAAATGCTAACGATATACCTGACTACAAAGAATATAAATCTTTATTTCAAGAATTAGAAAAGTATGAAGATGAAGTATTTGCGAACATAAAAAGAGCTGAAAACATAAAAAAGAAATTTTAATAATATGAAACCAACAACAGAACAAATACTAAGTGCTTTAAATAAGCTAGTAAAAGAAAATCAGAAAACTGAACTAAAAGCAGAAAAGGTTGAGTTGGGTGCTATTGATGATTTAGAAAAAGGAATACAAAAAGCAATAACATTTTCTACAAAAGCACACGACATAATGGAGAAAGCTGCTAAAAGTGCAGATGCACAAGCAGATAAATTTATTAAAGAGTCAAGAGCAATGCAAAAACTAAAATCAGATGTAGAAAAACAGGCGAAAGAATTAGGTTTAGATTTGCCAAAAAATATTAAAGGATTAATGGACAATTTAGATGCTAATTTTGAATCTATTATTAAACTTAGAAAATCTATAATGAATTTAAAATAATCTAAAAATCAAATAAATAAATAACTATTCTATTATATTAAAAAAGAAACTATGGATTTAAAAGAACAAATATTAGTAGCACTTGGCTTAAACAAAGCCGAAGATGAAATTAAATTAGCTTGGCAAGCAAAGTCAGAAGATGGCACAATCTTTGTTTCTACTGCTGAAGAATTAGAATCAGGAGTGGACATATCAGTCCTTACTGAAGATGGTACAACAATACCTTTACCTATTGGCACTTATAAGACTGCTGAGGGCGTTTCTTTCAGAGTTGAAGAAGAAGGCGTGGTATCTGAAGTTATGGAGTCAGAAACAGAAGAAGAAGTTGAAGCATCTGAAGAAGTTGAAGAAATGGGAGAAGATAGAGGAGAAGATGATGATGAAGTAGCTGCTGATGATTGGGCGGGTATGGAGAAGCGTGTAAAAAATCTCGAAGATGCGGTTAGTGATCTTAAAAAACAAATAGGAGAAACAGGAGATGTAGAAGAAATGGCTGAAGAAGTAACTGAGCCATCTAAAAATCCTAAAACTATAACTACTAAAGAAGTAGTAGAATTTTCAGCAGAAGAAGAACTAGAAAAGCTTAAAGCTGAGAATGAAAAACTTAAAACGGAATTAGCAGAAAGTCCTGCTGATGCTCCGATTAACACAAACAAATTTAGTTCAGAAAGACCAACTCCTACTGCACAGGATTTTAGAAGAATGACAAGTCAGGAGAAGTTCTTATACAATTTAAATAAATAATAATAACAAATAAATAAAAAAAAATGGCGTTTACTACAACATCAAACTTTGCAGGGAAAGCCGCTGGTTTCTACATCAGTGCTGCATTAAAAGCTTCAAACTCGTTAGATTATCTAACAATGATAGAGAATATCAAATTTAAAAGCAACATACAAAAAATGGCAGGCTCTGGAGTAGTTGCAGATGCAACTTGTGACTTTACAGGAGCAGGTACTTTAGCACTTACTGAAAAAGTATTAGAACCTAAAAATTTACAAATCAACTTAGACCTTTGCAAGTCTACTTTACTAGATTCTTGGGAAGCTTTACAAATGAGAGCAGGTGCAGGCGCACCTCCACCAGCTTCTTTTGATGACTATGTTATCTCTTATATGGGGGAGATTATTGCAGAAGCAACTGAAAATTCAATATGGGATGGAACTGCTGTTGCAGGGAAATTCAATGGATTTAATGGTGCTGTAACTGGTTTATTATTACCAGCAGTTGATGCAACAGTTGTTCAAGATGCAGCAACAGGGGCTTATGTACCAGGTAACATTATTGCAAACTTACAAGGAGCAGTTCAAGCTATACCAGCTAATGTATTAGGTAAAGAAGATTTACATATATACATGAACCAAACAACTTACCAAGCATATATTTCAGCAGTATCTACTTTAGGCTATGTTAATGCTTACAACATGAATGGAGACTATAAGCCAATGTTTGAAGGCTACAAAATCGCTGTTTGTAACGGAATGACTACAAACGAAATTGTAATAGCTCAGAAGTCAAACTTGTTCTTTGGAACTGACTTGTTATCAGATGCGACTAGAATTACTTTGATGGACATGGCTGCTTTAGATGGATCAGACAACATGAGATTAGTTGCTCGTTATTCAGCAGGTGTTCAGTCAGGTATTGGAGCTGACATCGTAAGACAATCGTAATAACACAAAGTAGGGGGCGTAAAAACCCCCTCTTTTTAACCTTTAAAACAATAAACAATGGCGTGTACTAGCTTAACAAAAGGGAGAGGATTAGATTGTAATAGAATAAGTGGTGGTATTAAATACATCTACTTTGGCGTTCTTGACCAATTTGGCACTCCTATTGAAACAACAGGACTTCCTGTAACTTCAGGAGAAATAACAGATATTGAAATGGGTGCTAATGTTCTTTACAGATACACTATGCCAATTGGAGTAGCTTCAGCAACTGATACTATCGTAGGTAGTCGTGAGAACGGAACTATTTATTATACTCCAACTGTTCAGGTGTTGTTTAACAGATTATCTAAAGAAGACCAAAATGAGATTAAACTTTTAGGTGCAACTAAAGTAGTTGTATTCTGTCAGTTAAATCAACAACTAGCAAACGGACATGATGTAATAATCGGAATGGGAGTTAGAAACGGAATGGAACTTAACGCAGGTACTATTGATACTGGTGCTGCTTGGGGAGATAAAAATGGTTATACCCTAACATTTGATGGAATGGAGCAAGACCCTTTCCCAATGGTTGCGGATTATACAACAGTACCATTTGACAATGCAGGATTCACAATGGGTACTATCGTAACATCTTAATTAGTAGTTTTCATATATATTTCTGAGAGGAGAGTGGTTTTGCCACTCTTTTCTTTTATATACCAAATAAATAATGACTTTTTCTATTATATAATGTATGATACAAGCAATAACAGAAACTGACTTTACTTTTTATATTCAAACCGAAGATAATAGGATCAACACTTCAGTTTCTTCAAGTCATATAAGACATTTGCTAAAGTTTACTAATGACATGGATAAGTCAATTCATTATGTGTATGGAACAGCAGAAGTTATTAAAAACAGATACACTAAATTTGAAGTAGATTATGATGCTGCTGCAACTGCTGATTTATATGCAGGCTCAGTAGACTTATCTCCATCAGGATATTGGAAGTATGAAGCTTATGAAGTAAGTTGGGTAGGTGCTGTAACAATATCTTTAGGTAATGCCCCTGCAACCGAGAATGATGTTTTAAGCCCTCCTGCTGCAACTAAAGGCATAGTGCAAGGGTTAGTAACCAAAGGCAAGATGTATGTAGCAGACAAGGCAGGAACGGCACAAGTACAATACACACAAAGGCAAGAGCCTAGTGGAACAAATTATATATATTACGGACAATAAATAAAAAAAAATGGCAATAGAAAATGTACAACAACTCTTAACAGAGCAATTAGGTAAAAACGGAGGTACTGAAATCTTTACAACAGCAGCACAAACTAGCAAGGACTGGTACTGTGTTTACTTCCCTGTTGAAAGTGTAGTAGCTTCAATTACAGTAGCAGATGCAACTGGAGAAGCAGCTCTAGTAACGACTTTAGCGGCAGGAACGACCTTGTTCATGAATGTGACTGCAATTACCCTTACAAGTGGTATTGGAATAGGTTATCATGAAGGTCCTACTACATAGGATATGTTAGCACTTAAATTAGGCATAAGTTTAAATAGCATCAAAGCAGGTGGTGGTGGGGGTGGAGACCCTATCGGAACTATGATTGCTGATTTTCAGTCAAGAGTTACAACTGATGGAGGTACTAACGAGGGGACAGCTTGTTTAACGACAATATTAACAGACTTAAATGATTTATCATGACTTTATTAACTGATGCTAAAATAATCACTACTGGTAATTCTTCCAAGGCAGGTACTCTTTATAGTATAGTGCCTGATAGTGGCTTAGCAGATTTAGATATTACAAGGGCTACAACTGCTACAAGAATTAATGTAGATGGAGAAATAGAGTCTGTCGCAGTAAATGAACCTCAATTAGATTACTCATTAGACAGTTGCCCTAGTTTACTTATTGAGCCAGAGAGAACAAATCTTTATATTTATAGCAATGATTACACTACGAATCAAACTGGTGCTAATGTAGTAGTTACTGCTAATGCTGCAACATCGCCTGATGGAACTACTAACGCTACTAAATTCGCAGCTTCTTCAGGAGGTTATAGACTAACTTGGGGTACTTTTTTTAGTGTTTCTTCAGCAAATAACGGCTTTTATACCTGTTCATTTTACGCAAAAAACATAAATGCTACTGAAATGAAAGTAGGTATTTTTGATGGTTCAACTTTTGCAAACATAGTTACTCCTTTTTCTTATATTTCACAAGTAAACACTTCTACATGGACTAGAGTTTCTTTTGCTTTTAGAGTTCTTTCAGGCACAACTTTAGTAGGGGTTGAGGTAGTTGGGTCAGGTTCTTTAGGTGATTTTTTATTATTTGGGCATCAAATTGAAGCAGGTGAATGGCCACAGGAAACATCTTATATTCCAACAACAAGCGGAGCTGTTACTAGAAACAAGACATATTTCTCTAAAAGTGGAATATCAAGTCTTACAAACAACTCAGAGGGTGTTTTATATTTAGAGTTCGCTTTTTTAAATGTTATAAATGGTGACCAACAAATCATGAGCATAGGAGAAAATTCTGGTGCATCTGTAAACATAGGAAGATGGGGTAATGGATATTTGGGGACGGCTACAATGGGTGGCACTAACCTTACCTTTACGCTTAATTTTCTTTCCCCTATTCCTGATTTGCTCTTCCATAAACAAGCAATAAAATATAAAAGCGGAGATACTGCGATATGGTGGGGGGGTGTTGAATATGTTACAAGTACAACAACAGCAACTCCTGCAAACCCACTAGATAAAATCTCAAGCACTTATAATGGACTTACAAACTTTTGGGGTTTTGAAGGTAGAATTAAGTCTATTGTGTACTATGATCAAGCTTTAACAGATGCTCAACTATTAGCTTTAACAACTTAATATGAATATATACAAATTACAATACGATAACAAAGCACAAGCAGATGCTGACTTTTTAGATAAAGGAGTTACTCACAATATTGAAGTTGAGGGTCAGCAATACCTATCAAATTCTAGTGCAACTCAAGCAGTAGTAGACTTAGGAAAGATAGTAAAAACTAAAGGTACTTACAGTCCTGATGGTCATGTAATAACACCCCCTGTGTTTTTTGATGGCGTATTTTATGATATAATGACTACTGAACATATAGACTTTGGAACTCATGCTTTAACACCTACTAATTGTGTTCATGGCTTTGCAGGTTACAGTATAGATGCAAATGGAGATAATGTAGAACCACAACAATAATTATGAAAGATAACATCATTAATATCAATCTTGAAACTAGCACATCTCCGACAGTAACAGAGGTAAGGGGTAAAGATTGGATAGAGTATGGAACTGAAGATTGGAGAAACTTATACCCGCAGTTTATTATAGACTTATACTACTCAAGCTCAATAACGGCTGCGATAGTAAATGCAACTGCTGAAATGATTGCAGGGGAGAATCTTATAATAGAAGATGAAGAAGATAGAAATGAAGAAGCAAGAATAAGACTTCAGCACTTTATGAATAGAGCTAATGGTAATGAGAGCTTACACGAAGTGATTAAGAAGTTAGCTTTTGACTTTAAGCTTCAGGGTGCTTTTGCTTTAAATATTGTTTGGTCTAAAGACAGAACACAAATTGCAGAGATATACCATGTAGATGTTTCTAAGGTTAGATGTGCCAGACCTGATGAACTTGGCAAGACTAAAGGTTATTACATCTCAGCAGACTGGTCAAATACTAGACAGAATAAACCTTACTATGTTCCTGCTTTTAATACTAATGACAGAACTTGTGCAAATCAGATAATGTATTCAGGTCTTTACAGTCCTAATATGAACTCTTACTATACACCTGACTGGGTTTCTTGCTCAAATTGGAGTCTTATAGATGGTCGTATCTCAGAGTACCATCTTAATAATATCAGCTCAGGATTCTCAGGCAGCTTTATGATTAATTTTTCTAACGGAATACCAACACAAGAGGAGAGGTTTCAAATAGAGCAAAGTATAACAGAAAAGTTTACTGGACAAAATAATGCAGGAAAGTTTGTATTGACTTTCTCAGATGATAAGACTAGAACACCTGAAGTAACTGCAATAAGTCCTGCTGATTTAGATAAGCAATATATTGCCTTGCAAGAACTCCTAACTTCTAACATACTTTCAGGGCATAGAGTTACATCTCCTATGCTAATGGGTATTAAGAACGACACAGGGCTTGGTTCTAATGTAGATGAACTTAACTCAGCAGCGAACTTTTATTTAAACACAGTTGTAAAGCCATTCCAAGATCATATAGTGAAACAGCTTAGAAAAATCTTCCAAGTTAATGATATGGACATGCCTGTAAACTTCGTACAGCTTAAACCAATTACTTTAGAGTTTACTTCTGAGGACTTGAAAGGAGTGATGACTGAAGAAGAAATAAGAGATGAATTAGGACTTGAACCTTTAGATGTAGAAATTAGAGAAGATTTTAGTAAAGTAGAAAAGACTGAGTTAGAATCTTTCATAGAAGAATTTGGAGAAGATATATCTGAAGAGTGGGAACTTGTAGAAGAAGAAATAGTAGATGGCGAACACCAAGACTTTGACTTTGAAGAAGTGTTAAATGATGCTGCTAGTGAAAGAATTGAGTTTGCTTCAACAGGAAGTGCTAAACCAGGCAGAAAATCTGAGCAAGATGGTGTTTCTAAAAAGACTTATGACTATTTTAGAGTGAGATATGTTTATGAAAATGATAATTTTTTAGTAAACAAATCAGGAACTAAGAGAGAATTTTGCAGACAAATGATGGGAGCTAAAAAGATGTACAGAAAAGAGGATATTTTAAATATGAGTAAGAAGAGAGTCAATCCTGGATTTGGACCTCACGGAGCAGATACTTATTCCATTTGGCTTTACAAAGGAGGTCCTCAATGTTTCCATTTTTGGACTAGAAGAATTTTTAAGACAGTAATAGGAGAGTCAAGAACAACTAAGATAGAAGATGCTGATTTAATTGGATATACTAAAGCAAAATCAGAGGGCTTTACAGCTAAAAAGAATGACAAATTAGTAGCAACACCTCCAAGAAGAATGAAGAATCACGGATATTTAAACCCAAGATAATTATGAGCTATGTACTTTTCATATCAGAACAGAAGTTAAAGGATTCAACTGCAATCAATTTAAATGTTGATGTAAATTTACTCTTGCCTTATGTAAGACAGGCACAGAAGCTATATGTTGAAACTAAATTAGGAACTGATTTAACTGATAAATTAAAAGCAGAAATAACAGCAGGAACTTTAGCAGGAGCTTATAAGACTTTAGTAGATGACTACATAGGTGATATGCTTCCGAACTGGGCGTTTTATCATGCAGTACCTTTTTTAAGATTTAAGATTGAGAATGGAAATATTTATTCTAAGACTTCAGAAACAGGAACGGCATTAAGCACAGAAGAAGCTCAACATTTAAGAGAAGAAGTTAGAAATACAGCTGAGTATTATACGGAAAGAATGATTGACTATGTTACAAATAACACATCTAGCTTTCCTGAGTATAGCACGAATAGCGGAGCAGATGTATCTCCTGATAGAAATGCCTACTACAACGGAATGAACCTTGAAAGACCTAATCAACAAGGTACTAAACTTACATTAAGAAACTTTTTAAACGCTTCTGATTAATGAAGAAATATTATAAAACAAAATCTAAGAACATAAACAAACTTAAAACATATTTACAAGATGCCATTAAAGCAGATAACAAAAGAGGTAGGGGAAGTGCTAGGGGTAAACAGTGTAATCCTAAGCGTAACAACCTTCACTAATTTAGAACTAGCTCTAAAAATATTACTATTAGTTATTTCAATAGTCTATACTATTGACAAGTGGTGGTATCATAAAAAACAAAGGTAATGTCCAAAAAACGCAAGCTTAACAGTTCAAATCCAATCTATAAAAAAGCAAAAGAAAGTGATGTTAAAATGCGTAAAGAATTTATTAAAGAAGTTAAAGGATGTAAAATCTATAAAGCCTACTATCTCTAAACCCTCCAACATAAACCTATTAATTCTCAGAGATACTTTTAGTGATGAAAGTACAATAGGAGAGCTATTTTTAAATGGGGAAAGATTCTGTGATACATTAGAGCTGCCTTATAGAGATAATCAAAGGAGTATATCATGCATTCCAGTAGGAGAATACAAAGTAAGATTAAGGGTGGCAAGAGAATCAGCAACAAGAGACTATTTACATTTATTAGTTAAAGATGTAAAAGATAGATCACACATATTATTTCATAGGGGTAATACAGCTAAAGACACAAGGGGCTGCATCCTAGTAGGACAGGGAAGCCAACAAGATATTGTTCATAATTCAACTTTGGCAATGGATTTGCTTATGAAAGAGATAATAAATTTGGGAGGAGAAAATATTAATTTAATAATCAAAAATAAATAAAATGAAAAATTACATTGTTACACAATTACTTTCTTCAAAAAAAGTATGGTTAGGAATCAGCTCAATATTAGTTCCAATGATAGCCACTTGGCTTGGAGTTGATGAAGATGCAGTATCTAAAATTTGGTGGAGTTTAATCGCTATGTTAGGTGGACAATCATTAGCTGATTTTGGAAAGTCAAACAAATAGATATAGACTAAAGCCGCATGAGGTAGCGGCACTAAAAAAGATGCGAGAAGCTGACACTAGGAATATCCTAGTTGTTGGCGACTTGCATGAACCCTTTTGCCTAGAAGGGTATTTAGATTTTTGTATAGAACAATACGAAACTTGGAATTGCAATCAAGTAATATTTATAGGCGACATCTTAGATAACCACGCTTTTAGTTACCACGAACCTGATCCTGATGGAATGTCAGCAGGTCTAGAACTAGAAACCACAATAGAAAAAGTTGCTAAATGGTATGAAGCTTTCCCTGTTGCAGATGTTTGCATTGGTAATCATGACCGCTTAGCTTCTAGGAAAGCTTTTACTGGCGGTATTCCAAAGGCATGGATTAAGTCATATAACGAAGTCTTAGGCACTCCTAACTGGAACTGGGTTGAGTCAGTAGTATATGATGATGTCCTTTTTGAACATGGAGAGGGGGGTCAGGCACAAACAAAAGCAAAGAACAACCTAATGTCTAGCGTTTGCGGACATACTCACACAGAAGCATACTGTAAGTGGTTTGTAGGAAAAAAGTATAAAATCTATGCAATGCAAGTAGGTTGCGGAGTTGACTGCACTACTTATGCTGCTGCTTACGCTAAGAATTTTAAAAAACAAGCCATAGGCTGCTCCGTAGTGCTAAACAATGGCACACTGCCAATTAATCTTTTAATGCCCTTATAATGCAGCTAAACGACTCTACAAAGCTAACTCTGTTTTACTTTCTACTTATTATAATAGTTCTAGTAATCTCCCTTTAACCCCCTTCTTAACACTATAATTGTTAATAACTTTGTGAGTAGATTTGTGAATATCAATTTATTTTTATATCTTTGTGTCATGAAAAACATTAAAATTTACACAACCAACGGAAATACAATTTTATTAGACAATGTAAATTGGAATAAAATTAAAAAAGAAATATCTAAGAAAAATTATGATGGTTCTTATACTATGAATAATGGAGATATAATTATAATAATTTAAAAAAACTAAAATGGAACTATTTTTAAACACAACGGACTTAAATAATCCAAAAATTGAAATTACAATGTCTTTGCAACAATTATTTCAAGAAGCACAAAACAGATACCAAAATGGATATTCTGAAAGTAGATTAGTAGATTATGTATTTTTAAATGCTAAGAACAGAACACAAGCAACAAAAATACTAAATAAAATACTAAACAAGTAAAGATGAAAACTTATTTATGTAAAGAAGGAAGCAAGTCTTTTACTATGAAAGCAAAAAACAGAAATGAAGCAGAAGAATTTGCTCAAATGTATAATGCAGTAGTAATTAAAGAAATAAAAAAGTAAAACAATTAGGTAGATATTAAGTTATCTACCTTTTTTTATAGCATAAAATTCCTTTGCGACTAATACAGGTATATACTAAAATGAAATTAAATTTTCAAATGAAAGAAGCAACAAACAAAGAAGAAGCTATTGTATCTATATTAGATGTAATAGAAGAAAATCCATTATGGATAAACAAAATTACTGATAGCTTATTTATATTAGTTAGAAGTATTGAGAAAGAACACAAAAGATTCTTATTAGAAAAATCAGTTGATGAACAAGTAATTGATTTATTTGTTGAACTAAAAACTGAATACTATAACTTTAAAGACAATACAGTATGGAGTTAATTTGCGAAGATTACTATTTTTATCCTAATGGAAAGTACAAAACAGTGTCTAAATGGGATAGTCAACTGTATTGCTTTGACAATGATTTAAAATCTATCAGTACAGCAGTTAGAATATTTGGCACAAAGAAGCAGGTTGATGCAGCTTTTGAAGATATATGTACTTTAACAGGACTTAATCTTGATGAATGTTATACTTTTGAAATTGAAAAGCGGGGATCATTTCATTATGATAAAGAAAGAAACAAAGTTATTGCTAAAAAGCTCCAGCAATACACAGAAATATATAAAATAAAAAAGAGAGCTTTAATACTAAATTTAAGATAATGGCAAAATTAAAAACAATTAACATTCACGGTAAGCAGTATGTAGAAGTAAATGAAAGAATTAAATATTTTAGAGAAACCTTTAAGGATTGGAGTTTAACTTCAGAAGTAATAGATTTATCAGAAGATAGATGTGTTATAAAAGCAAGTATCACAAATGAAAAAGATAAAGTGATAGCAACAGGAATAGCTTATGAAATGCAGGGAAGCAGTTTTATAAACAAAACATCTTTTGTGGAGAATTGTGAAACATCAGCTTGGGGGAGAGCTTTAGGAAATTTGGGGATTGGAATTGAAACCTCAATAGCAAGTGCAGAAGAAATTAAAAATGCTAAAAAGCAACAAAAAGACAAACCGAAAACAAAGCTAGATGAAGCCAAGCTCCAAGCCATGATAGTTGCGATTGGAGAAGGTAAAATAAGTGTTGTTCAAGAAAGAATGAATAACTACAAACTTACAAAAAAGCAAAAGGAAACACTTAACACACTGATTTTAGAAATGGATTTAAAAATTAAAGAAAAAGCAAAGTTTAATTCTATAACTGAAATAAATGAGGGGCTTGCAGCTACAATGTTAGAATATAACGATTTACAATAAAATATTAATCAATAATAAATAAAAATGAAAATTAAAGGAAAATTAGTAAAGATACTTGACCTAGAAAAAGGTATAGGTAAAACAGGAAAAGAATGGCAAAAGCAAACAGTTTTAATAGATTCAGGAGAGGAGTTTAACAACTTGACTGCTGTAAGTGCTTTTGGAGAGGATAAGATTAAAAACTTAAACAAGCTCCAAGTAGGTATGACAGTTACTATTCTTTGCAATATCTATTCAAAAGAATACAAAGGGAAATACTATCATAATATAGATGGCTATCACTTTTCTCAACAGTCTGACAATGATGAGTTTGTAACATCTGACACACCATTTTAAGATGATAGAAGAAATTAATTTTAAAATCTTATGCGACCTTACTACAAATATAGTAGGGTTGCGTAAGGGTTCGCTTTCCTACAAAAGCAGGAAGCAAGAATATCAGATACCAAGATCAGTTGCTAGTGTTGTGGCTAGAATGATAGATGATACACATCAAAATGTCATAGCAAAAGAGCTGAAAAGAGACAGGAGCTTAGTCTATCATTATGAGAAGATGCACGAATCTAATTATAGGTCTTTCCCTAAATATAGAGAAGTATTTAATATGGTTTATAATGCTTATTCTAACATACAGGGAGCCAAAAGAACTTTTGTAGATAATAAACAATTAGAAAAATATCTAAAAGAAAATGGTGTAACTAATAGCGAAAAATATCAAACTATTATCAGAGTTACATCAGGCAGAGTTGAATACGATATTAAGGTTTCTTATAAAGACTTCTACAATCAATTAGAAAAGTGTAAGTTTGCCATGACAGATTGCAATTACAACTTAGAAATTATATGACCAAGCCCAACTACTATGCAGTTATTCCTGCTGAGGTAAGATACAGCAAAGACTTAACACCTAATGCTAAATTACTTTATGCAGAGATAACTGCTTTATGTAACATGAACGGCAAATGCACAGCTTCAACTCAATACTTTTGCAGACTATATGAAGTTAGTAGGGTATCAATACAGAAATGGTTAAAAACCTTAGAATATAATAATTATATAAAGCGTGTTAACATATATAAACAGGGTAGTAAAGAAATAGAAACAAGGGTGATAACTTTGGTTAACATACCTACAAAAGAAAAGTTTACAGAGAATACTAATATAAATATAACTAATACTAATCTTACAGATAGTAATAAAAAGGAGCGCTTTAAAAAACCAACTATTGAAGAGGTTAAAAATTATTGTATATTACGCAACAATAATATAGATGCTGAAAGTTTTATAGACTTCTATGAAAGTAAAAACTGGCAAATAGGAAAGAATAAAATGAAAGACTGGAAAGCGTGTGTCAGGACTTGGGAAAGAAGAGAGATAAAAAAACAAACAATGAGTAAAATAGATAGTCAATTAAATGAATATTTAAAAGGAAAAGAATTTTTATGAAAGCATTAAAACAAGAAAATTTAAAAGAACTAACTGAGAAGGTTTATGAATTATTAAATCAAACATCAATAGAGATAGGGCATAAATCAGATGGAAAAACTTTAGCCGCTCTAAGTAAGATATTTGCACAAGACCTGATCCAAGAGAAACGCTTTGGCAATATGACATTTAATCAAGTTGAAGATGCTTTTAGACAGGGCGTTAGATTTGGAAAGGATGAACCATTTTTAAACATCAGGACTTTTTATAAGTGGACTTATGCTCATAAAAAAGTAATAGATGATGCTTATCATCAAGTACATACATTAGGACAAAAGAATGTGCCTTTTTATCAAGAACCAATAAAGCTACTCAAATGATAGGATGGGTAATAATAACAGCCATTGCAATGTGGCTAATAAGAGAACTAAGATGAAAGTATTAGAGCTTTTTGCAGGAAGTAGAAGTTTTAGCAAAGTGGCAGAAGAATTAGGACACGA